TTTTTCCGCTCCAGCGGTCAAACTTGGATCCGGAACAACTATTTCACCAACCGTCAATACTCCGCTTTGTTTGTTTAAAATTACCGTTTCGCCGGGAACGTACCAAAGTGATTTATCGCTATAAAGCCAAAATTTCAAATCTTCTGTATTATACCACCTTTCACCAACACTTGGATTACTTGCCAACATTTCAGCCGTTGTTCCTTGACCTATTGCAACATCCGAAAGAAATGCAACTGTTCCGTTTTTATCTTGCCAAGTTGCCGTTCTTTTTGTTGCCGTTGCAATTGCTGAAACATCAAAGGCAATTTGTTTTGTGTTATCGGTTGAATTATAAACTGAAAATTGATTATCATTCAATAATAATTGAGCGTTGTTAATCTTTCTCCAACTTCCGGATTCGCTTAAATATAAACCGGAAGCCTTGTAATTTAATAAAAATCTTGAACCACTTGCATTTAAAACCATCCAAAATTGACCGACAACGGAAGCCGCCAAAGGTAGATTTGAGTAGTTTGCAACTTCACCGGACCAACCGGTAAACGCCGCCGAAGAACTTTCTCTATCTAAATGTATAACCGGTAAAGCCATATTTATTTAAGTATTAAAGGAAATTCAACTGTTCCGGTTGTGTTCGTTTGTGCATCATAATTAATTCTAATATACAACCAATCCAGGTGTGTATCATCGAACGCTTGACCAATTGCCGCATCTTCAACCCTTGATTCATAAGGGAAAAAATCAATGTTATTATTTGAAACTTCAATTGTGTACGTTGGTGCTTGGTCTAATCCGGCAACAATTGGTGCAATGCTCCAACCATATCCATAACATATTGCTTGTGAAACACTCGCTTCGGTTAAACTCGCATCATGCGAAGTTCCATCTGAAAATTGAAAAGTTATTGTAATCGGTGCGCTCATATTGCTGAATTAAAATGTTTTCTTCGCCCTTCAAAGGTAGGATAAACGGTTGAATTATCTGAAATATATTGTTGAATACTTCGGTAACTTGAAACGGCCCTATTATATTTGTCGTAAGTTCCAAAAGTTTCAGCTAATACCATATTTGAATTTTCAGAATCACCGCGAACGATTCCGGTTGAAACTGATTTGTTTAAATTGTATCGATGCCATTCAAAATAAACAAAAGACATTAATAAATCTTTCATTCCTTTGCTTCTTTGCGGTCCACAAAGAACGTGGTCAAAACAAAACGGTTCAAAAATATCTGTATAAATTGCCGTTTGTGGAACTTGCGGTGTTCCAACCGTTAAATCTGCAATAAATAAAGTGTATAATTCGCAACCAAGTAAATCTTGTAAAGTGTTTTTTTCAACATCTTCAATCATTGCATCAAGTTCCGTTTCCGCTTGAAGCGTTAAGGCTATGTTATAAATTGGATTTTCTGTAAAATCAGAAGGTTGTAAAATTGCCATTATTTAAAAATCTTTTTTATTAAATCATTTACTTTTTCGAATCTTTTTTTTTTGCTTTCTTCGGCTTTTCTGATTCCGGTAGTTTTGCTTTTCCGCTTTCAATCCAGGCTTCAACATTTTCTGACGGAACTTCAAATTCTGTTCCCGCTTCTCCAATTGTTCGGTGCTTTACTGTTAATATTAATTTAATCATAACATCTTATTTTTAACTACAAAAGCGCACCCCCCGAAGGAAGTGCGCGATTATAAAGTAAGCTATTACTATGGTTTCAATATAGCTGCAACCGCCGCCGCAATATCAGCAACGTGCATAAATGCGTTAGCATCTACGTTTCGTACTCTGAAGTTTAAGCGTTCGTAAGCCTTAACAGTTACCAACTCTTTTTCAAAGTTTTCTCTGTTTTCAAAAGCTAGTTCAACCGTTGCACCTCTGCGTTGGTAAATTGTTCCTTTAGAAGAATCAAAAACATACGCTTCGTTAACCGGTACTAATTGGTTAGCGATAACTCTCATTGCTCCGATATTAACACCATCGGAAGTTATCCAATTTGGAATCATATAGTTACCATCTGCATTTTTTAACAATTGCATTTGAGTAGCATCAACCGGGTTTAATAAAACGGTGTTTGCCATAAATTTATTGTTTTGCCCAAAATCAGCAATTTGCGCTCCAGCAACTTTAATCAAGTCGATTAATGTAGCATCTTGAATTGCGAGTGCATAGCTTCCGGCTGCAAATGTTGAAGCAACCGCATCAACTGAATTTAGTTCCGGATAAACACCGCTCCCTAATAAAAGTTGTTCATCTACTTTCAAAGCAACATCTGTCGAAACTAAGTTTCTAATTTCCCCCTCCACAAAGTCATAATCGTCAATCATATCAACGCAAATATCCACGTAGTCGCGCACTTTACTGATTTGCAGCGTTCTAACTTGCCAAGTGATTTTTGAATTGTGAGTTGAAGCAGCACAACCGGCAACATTTTTTGCATCTCTTACAATTGTTTCCTGGTCATTGTATTTCAAGTATTCAGTTGAAATTGCTTGAACCGGAAACAAAGATTTCATTAATGCTTGGCGTGTTGCAATTTGACCAACACCGCTTTCCATAGTTGCAAAATCAGTTCCGGAAGCAATGTCCGCAGCTGATTGGCTCGCTTTGATTTCTAATTTTACCGTTCCACTTCCGTTTTTCAAAACATCTTGAAGATTGCTTTCATTTTCTTTTAGTCCTTTAAGAACCGCCATTGTGAATGAAATACCTTCTTTTTCAGTTTGAGTTGCAACTTGTTCAACTAATTTCGCCATTTCTTTTCCTTGCGCTTTTAAAGTTGATTTCATTGCTTCAAATTCTGAAACTTTAAGCCCTTCAACTAAAGCCTTTAATTCAGCAACATCACTTGCGTTTGCTTTTTCTGAAATTGATTTGTTCAATTCCGCTTCTTTTTCTTCACGGTGCTTTTCTAAAGCCGTGTGATAGTCGTTTATTTCGACCTCATTTAATTTGCTGATTTCTTCAGCCGTTTTTCTTGTAAACATTTTTTGTTTATTTTAAATTAATAAATTATTTCGTAAATTATTGTTTGTTTTTTGAGTGGATTGCTCCGGCTCGTTTTGAGTGGATTGCTCCGGCTCAATATCTTTTGCTTCAATTGTTGGTGTTAGTTCATTGCTGCCTTGTAAAACCGCACTAATTTCAACCAATTTAGCTTCTTTGACCGCGTAAAAATAGCCTAATTCTTCGGCCTTTTCGCGGTTTCCTATGTTTTCAATGTTATCATTCCAAGTCTTAAACTCTGCTTTATGGTCTTTATCATTAACCGCAAAATCTATTTTAACGTAATACATACCAACTGAATGTTGGTCAATATTTCCATCTTTGTATTCCTGGAAAATTAAATTGTTATAATCTTTTCTAATATCTGAATCCATCATTAAAGCCGTTGTTGTTCCGGCTTTCTTAATTCCTAAATCAGACCATTCAACCGGTGCTTCATAAATCTTTGAAGGAATACCAACTTTGGCGGTAATTTTTTGTTCGTGGTCGTGTAAGTGCCAAATTTTATTTTGCCTTTCTGAAATAGATTTGCCAAATGTACCTTCTAAATGAACATCACCATGCGAATCTAACCAATTGTAAGTATTGCCAATCACCGTTCTTTTAATAACTGAATCAGTATCATTTTCTTTTGAAGTGCTTAATGCCTTAAAAGTTGAAGAACTTTCCGCTTCCGTTGTTGTTGGTGTTGTATGTTTTACAACCGCTTTTTTAAACTCAATTATTTCCTTATTATGCTTAACAAGATAATCAATTTCTTCTTTTTTAGTTGCAAATATTTTACCGGTTATCTTCATTTTTTAATCAGTTTATTTTCATTCAAAGATTTAATCTTTGCTTTCTTCAACTTTTCAATTTCTTTTTTAGTCAATTTCTTGTGTTTCATTTCCAACAATTTCTTTTGCTTCATCTTCTGAATAATCAAGTGAGCGCATAAGTGAAAATACTTTTTGTTCATTTGATATTTGCGCTTCTAAGATACTAATAAATATTTTACTAACTTTTTCTTGTTTGGCGGCTCTCCTATCTTCATCCTCGTGAAGCACCGGAATTGAAGAAAGATTTTGCCTTATTTGATACGTTGTATTATCTTTTTCGTTCCATCCAGGAAGCAACCATTCCGAAAGACTGTGAATATCTTTTTCATTTACCGGAATAACTGCATTAGTAAACATTGCTTTTTCCGCTTCTTTTCGGTTGTTGTATGTCTTATTTGCAGGATCATTAAACAAAGAAGAATCAACACCGTATAAATTGCAAAGGTCGCGCAACTTCATAACCGCGCTTTCAATTATCTTTAATTGTGTTGCATCCATACCCATTTGGATAAAGTCAACATTTGCTGAAGTTGCAATTGCTTTTCCAAACTTACTTGCGCCCATCATTCTATTATCAGCCGCTTGTTGGATTTGATTTCTTTCTTCCGGTGTTTGTGCGCGTTCTGAACGTGAAGTTATTAAACCTCTAATTCCTTGATTGCGGACCAAAACAGATTGTGCCGTTTTGTTATCATTGGAAGCAACCAAAGAAAGCAATCCAGCTTGTAAAGGTGATAATCCTAAACAACTTGACATTCCATATTCCGAAGGATTGTAAAATTTAACGTGGTTCATATCTTCAACCGGAACAATTAATTTATTCGTTCCAAGTTCCAATTTATACTGTTTCGGAATATAATTAAAATCTTCAATCTTGCAATCAATGGTTATAATATTATTATTAACCATTATAATTTCTTGAAATGCTTCACCGAATCCGGGTGTTTTTCTTCCCCTTCTGAAGGTGTTTCCTTTTGTTAATAAGTTTGTAACAGATTGTTCAACGAAATCGTGAATATTTTGTTGGTCGTTTGGTCTTTTTGTTACTATTTCAAACAAATCTCCTTCAGTAACTTGCACCCATTCATCACCTTCTTTTTTCCAAAGTTCGCGCGGAATGTGTTTTGCATTGTCGGCAATCTTTTTGACTATTGAATATACATCACCGTTATTAATATAACCTTTATTAATAACGCCTTCAGTCTTTCCAATGTCGAAATTTGAACCTATTTGATAAACTGAAACTTCCGGAATCTCGGTATTGTCTTGAAACCAATTTGAAAATATTCCCATTTTTTATAAAAATCTTTGTACAAAGTTAAACATTTTTTTTAATGTATTAATCAACGTAAAAATGCCTATGATTTGACATTTCAATTACTCCGGTTAGCGCATCTGCTGAATCATCATTTTTATTTGCTTTGAATAGTTTTTTATACAATCTTACGTGGTTGAAAAATTCCGGATATTTTAAATGCCAATCTTCCGGAAATATCAACCTTCTGTTTACTGTTGCGCTATTGGTATAAATTCTTGATTCTTTGTTATGTGTTTGACTAAATACGTTGATTGTGCAAGTGTTTACAACCGCGCGTGTTATTGCTTCGGCCCATAATCGCGTTCCAGGTGAACGTTCAATGTCTGCAACGCCAATATTATCTTTAACCAATAAGTCAATCATTGCGCTTTCTGTAAATTCAACACCTTTTTGAGTGTATAATATATCCGTAATATAAATATTTGAATCTTCAGCATCCGTTGGAATAGCGTAATTAATAGAACATAAATAATCAACACCACTATCAGCGGAATCAGTATAATTTTTTCTTTCTCTAATTTCCGGAAGTCTTAAATAAGTTTTAAAAGGATAATATAATAAACCTTCTTGTGATGTTGGATTTCCTTGATTCATACATTCGAACTTTTCCGGGTCAAGTGTTCGGTCTTTTATAAGTTTTTTCAATGCGTGTTTTTCCGGGTAAAGCGGTTCACCTTCATTTCTTTTATCAAGTGATGTTGGCGGTCCAATCTTAATTGCTTCAAAATTTATCTTTATCCAGCCGTCAAACCCCTCATTAAGATTGTGGATTTCATCAATAGATTTAATTGTTATAACTTCTTCTTTTTTCTCAATCATTCCAATCAAATCATCTTCGTGCCAACGTGTGAATACAATTAATTGTTGGCTATCATTATGCAACCTTTTTGTAACTACGGAAGAATACCAATCCCAAACCGCGTTGCGTATTACCGGTGAATTACCTTCCATTGCATCCTTATACAAATCGTCCATTATCATAACATCAACCGCGTTACCGGTTAACGGTCCACCTCTACCAACGGCCTTCAGCGAACCTAAAGAATCAACAATTTCAAATTCTTCTGAATTTCTTAGGTAGTTGCTTGATACGGTTACAACATTGCTTTCATTTAATACTGTTTTCGGAAATATAGAATAATAATCTTTTTTGTCAATTAATCTTTGAATTTGCCTATTAAATTTCTTTGCAAATGTTGAAGAATAAGAACCAACGGCAATTTTTGTGTTCGGGTTTCTTCCAAGAATAAAGGCCGGTAATTGAATTGTTGAGCCGGTTGATTTACCATGTTGCGGCGGTATTGTGATAATTAGGTTTTTAATTTTCTTGTATGCAAATAGATTTAATACTTCATAATAGGCTTTATGAAATTCGGTTGATTCAAATTCAGCCATTGTCTGCTCGGTGAAATCTAATAAATGCAATCGTGATAATTCAATTATTGCTTTATCATAATCAATCATCTTTACGATTGTTTTTAATATCTCTTAATGTTTCAATACTTAATTTTGAATAATCAACTTCATTTTTAATAACAATGTCGGCTTTACCTTGCTCATTATCTTTTTCATAAAATCCAATATGTTTTGCGATCATTTCCATTGCCTTTTGTTTGTCAATAAATTTAACCTCAATTTGAATTTCTTCTTCATCTGTTCCTGGAATCCTTCGCGTTACTCTTTTGAATCCGGTGATTAATCTTCTTATTTCGGGTGCAAGTTCTTTTATCTGTTTTGCGGTCAATAACATCAATTCCGTATAATCACCTTCGGCCCAATTTTTAAGTTCCTTTAAAACACCATCAGAATCAACTTCAACGCGCTTTGAACGCTTTTCTTTTAGTTCGGAAATTCTTTTTTGGATATAAGGTTTTATAAGGTTTTCATTTGCAATAACACTTGCGGTTTTTTTGGAGTAACCGGCACGAATTGCCGCTTGTGTTGCATTGAGATCAATTAAGTACTCTTTACAAAACATTTCTTGCTTATCCGTTAGCTTTCCCATTTACCAAAGTTAGTGAATTAAGAATTAAACACCGATTTATCCAATTTGAAAGTACCTTTTCCATCTGCATTGAATGAACAAAGAATGTAATATTTTGTTTCGTGTGTGATGTATATTTTTTTATCCTTGTATGTATAATTTTGTGAAAAATCCATAGGTTCAAAATCTTTTATCATTCCCTTCTAATCTTTTACTTTTGTTAATAAATCTATTATGACAATATCAACTTCCCTTTCATCAGTTAGTAATTGCCCTTCTATTTGATCAAAAGAATAATAATCATCAAATATTTTTAGATCAACATTTTTATCTTT